CGAAGACGGCCAGGGCCTCGTCCACGCCGCCGGTAAATTCGGGTCCCAGCGGTCGCGTCGCCCAGTCCTTCGGCGCCGCGTAGCCGGCCCTTGGGGTGTAGTGGCGCAGCAGTGCGACGCCACCGAGCGCTGCGGCAACAGTAGCAAGCGCGGGGCCAAGCGCGGTGGTAAGCAAGCTGCCGCCAGCCACTTTGAGTGCGGCCCACAGGCCGCCCTTGGCGACGACGCCCGCGCCCCCCTTCGCGAGCAGCATCTTGAACGCTGCAAAGAGACCCGCGCCGGTTGCCATGTCGCCCATCGCTTCGGGCAGGCCGATGGCCTTAGTCAAACTCTTCGCCGGCCAGGAGAGCAGCTTCCATGCTGGGGCCAACACCGGCTTGACCGCCTGAAACTTTGGCAACCAGCGATCCAGCGCCGCGATGATGCGGGGCAGGAGCATGGCGAGGTCGCCCAGGAACTTGCCGAGCGTGGCGCCAATCTTGTCCCAGTTAAGGGTGAGCAGCTTCGAGAACAGCTTGTCCATGCCGGGCAGCATGGCCTCCCCGAGCTTGAGCTTCAGCTCGGCGACGCTGGCCTTGAGCCTGGCCAGCTTCGCGAACGGCGACTCCAGCGCGTCCTTGAACCGCCGCTTCACGAGGTCGCCGCCTTCGGCCATGCTCTTGAGCGCCTGGGCGAAAGCCTTGGGGGCCTGGCCGAGCTTGTTCGTCAGGGCGAGGTAGGCCGGCATGTCCTCCATGCCGGTGAAGATGGCGCCCCGCTGCTTCTGGAGCAGGCCGGCCAGCGCCAGCCCCTTCCGCTCGATCGGGAGCTGCATGAACTGCGCCACGTTCCGCATCGGGAAGCCGAGCTCACGCAGGGCCTTCTGCACCTTCTCGCCGCCGACTCCCTCCATGGCCGCGGCGAGTTCGGCCGCGGCGCGGTACAGACCCTTGCCCTGCATGTCCGCCGCCTTGAACGAGAGGCCGAGCGTCTTCACGTCCACGCCGATCTTCTGGAACGGGGTCTCGGCCGCGCGCTCCGCGATGCGGTCGAGCGTGCCCTTCAGGCCCCACGCCTTCACGTTCGCCGCGTTGATGTTGAGGCCGAGGAGGTGCATGGACGCCTGGGCCTGGGGGTTCACGCGCAGGGTCAGCAGCGTGCCCATGACGGCGCGCAGCTTGGTCGCGCTCTCCGCCGCGTTGCCAGTTCCACGCGTCAGACCAGTCAGGAGAGCCGTCGCCTCCTCCCAGGGCACGTTGAGCGCCTTGGCGTAGGGGAGCACGGTGCGCAGGGCCAGGGACAGATCCTCGAGGTTGAGCGCGCCGACGCCCTGGGCCGCGGCCAGCTTGCCCGCGATCGCCGCCATCTCCTCCTGCGTGTTCCCGAAGTTGTCATAGACCGTGGTGACGGCCTTGATCACCGTCGCCATCTCGGCCCCGTAGGTCTTGTGCGCCATCGCCGCGCCCCTGACCCACTGGGTCGCCTGGCGCACGTCCGCGGCCCCGGTCGAGAAGGACTGCCAATAGGCCTTGAGCAGGTCCATGACGTCGAGGCCCATCTCGACGGCCATGCCGCGGGAGGCCTGCGTGATCTCGTCCATCATCCGCATGATTTCCGGGCCGGTGCGGCCGCCGATCGAATGCAGGAGGTTCTGGACCTCCTTGGCGCCCTTGCGGTAGTCCATCACGCTGGCGAGGGGATCGATCACGGCCTGGTGGAGTCCGACGCCCAGGCCGGCCAGCTTGGCTAGTTGGCCGACCCCGGACGACAGGCCGCCGAGCGACTTGCTGACGACGCCGAAGGAGCCGGCCATGCGCTTCGCGCTGCCCTCGGCCTGGCGGGCGACGGCGGAGAACTTGTCCTCCAGCTGCACCACCATCCCCATCCCGAGCTGCGGAGTCGTCGGCATGCTACCCCCGGAAGAGCGCGGCGGCCGCGCCCATGAGGACATTTTGCACGCGGACGCGCGACGATGCAAGGGATATGAGCTGCTCTAGGATGGCGGCCGGGGTCGCGTGCAGGTCGGGGATGGTCCAGCCGTAGGCTTGCGCCGTGAGGTAGACGGCCTCGGACCAGCCGATCCAGTGGCCGTCCTCGGGGTCCCTCACGCAAGCCCGAAAAAATCCAGCACCGTCTCGTCGGACAGCAGGAGGTCGATCGTCCGCGTCGCCCCGCAGGCCGGACACGTCACCGTGACGGACAGGCCGGCGTCGCCGTCGTAGCGGGCCATCTGACGACGCACGTCGCGGATCTCGCGGCCGGACAGCGAGTTCGCGCCCAGGAACGGCTTGCCGTCGATCGTCGCCACGCGCCGCATGAGCAGGTCCGCGAACTCGTTGACCTGCACGGCCAGCGAGGCGCAGAGGCCGCGCCACGTCTCGGGCCGCAGGACGACGGTGCCCCACGCGTGCCTGACCGTCGCCGCGGACGCATCCGGCTCCCGGCCCTCCAGCTTCGTCAGGTCGATCGGCTGGGCCGGCTTGAAGCGGAGGCCGGTGCCGCCCGTGTGGGCGGCGGCCGCGGCGTTGGCGCAGGTGAACTCGCACTCCTCCAGCAGCGGCCCGTAGCTGAGGACGCGGACCGCGCGGACCTGGCGGCGGAAGTCGTACTCGGTCAAGTCCATGGCAGGGAACGCGTCGTCCTGGCCCTCGCCCCTTTCGACGACGACCTTGCGGCCGTCCACCGTCACCAGGCATTCGGCCAGGTAGGCGGCCATGGACTGGAGGCCGGCCCCGCTCCGCATCGCCGCGATGGCCGCGCCCGTCACCTCGCGCAGGACGACCTTGCGGCCGTCCGCAAGGGCCGATTCGCACTGCTTGAACTCTCTCATTGCTGGCGTCTCCTATGTCGGGCTGCGGCGGGCGCTAGGCGTGCTCGTCGTAGCTGTTGATGGCGAATGTGAGGACGAACTTCTTGGGGTCCTTGCCGCCTCCCTCGCGCTTGCCGGGGTCCCGCTTCTTGGGCCAGATCGTGAGGACGTGGACCCACTTCTGCTTGCCCGCGTTGTCCAGGTCGACGACCTGGAACACCTTCTCGACCTGCTCGGCGGGCAGGCCGACGCCGGTCTTCGGGTTGACGACGGAGGTCCAGTAGAGGTAGAGCGGGTCGTTCGACAGGTTCGCGCTCTGCGCGAACTCGACGTCCATGTCCTCGTAGGTCTCCGTGCCGTCCGGATACTTCTGCGGCGACACCGCGCCCATCGGGTGCACGGACACCTCGCCGTGCTCGCGCACGGGGAGTTTGACGCTGACGACGTTCGGGCACGGGCTGCCGTCAAAGAAGCACACGGTCTGCCCTTCCGCGATGGGGATGGTCTTGACGAGGTTGCCGGCCATGGTGTCCTCCTTCCGTTATTCTTCGGTCTCGGCGAACTGCGCCGAGGTTTGGGTGAGCACGACGTCGAAGGTCAGCTTGCGGATGCCAGGGATCCCGACGATGAACAGCCGGACCTTGTACTCGCCGTTGGCGAGGTCGGGCTGCTTGTTGTACGTGGCGTCCTGGCGTCGCACCGCGTGCTGGTCGCCCTGGTACTGGTAGCCGATCCCCTCCGGGCCGTCGAAGCCCTTGGGGTCCTCGGTCCCGATCGCGTCCAGGTCCTTCTTCATGCGGCCGTACAGTTCGCGCCACGCGCTCGGCTCGTTCGGGTCGAACTCGATCGCCTGACGGTGGTAGCTGAACCGCCGCTTGACATAGTTGCAGAGCTCGCGGATTTCGGTGAACCGGCGCTGGCTCCGCGCCCGCTGGCACGTCAGCGACTCGGCGAACTTCGTCACCTTCTTCCGCAGGTCGGGGTCGTAGGCCACGATCGCGGGGTTGACCTCGTTGTCGGTCAGCGTCGTCTGCGCCGGCTTGTTGTAGACGTTCGTCGCCACGCCGAAGGCGTTGGGGACGATGCCCCGCTTGTTGCCGGCCACGGCCAGCCAGGGCTTCGTCGTCGCCATCTTGCGGGCGTACAGCCCGATCAGCAGCGGCTGCACCCACTCGGCCACGGGCATCGCGGAGCCCTTCCGCTTCGTCTTGACGTCGCCCCATCCAAGGGTCGTGTAGCTGTTGTCCACGAACTGGTAGCCGTAGCCGCCCGAGCCCTGCCGGTACATCACGGCCTGCGCGGGCGTCAGCCCGAACGGGGCGCCCTGGATCTGCAGAATCGTGGCGCGGGTCTGCGCGTAGGCGGCCTGGTTGTACCAGATTTCCCCGTCGTCGTCGTCCTGCGCCATGTGCGTGATGAAGTCCTCGGGATCGAACAAGGTCTGCCGGCTCAGGTAGTCCGCGGCCGCCACGGCGTCGCTCGCCGCCCCGCCGGTCAGGGCCAGCGGCCCCGCGTTGGCGGGCCGGGACGTGGTGAGCGCGTCGGCCGTGATCAGCGGGTCCACGCCGTTGAGCACGTTCTCGACGAAGTTGGCCTTCGTCGGATCCATGCTCAGGTTGAAGTAGGTCTGGTTCAGCGCGGGCTGCTCCGAGAAGGCGACGGTCAGCTTGAACAGCGACGCGGACCCGGACGGGTCGGCCGCGATCGTGACGGTGACGAGGTTGCCCCACACCCCAGGCGAGGTCGCCGTGATCCGGAGCGTCGGCGTGCCGCCCCCGGTGTTGAAGGTCCGCGTCGCCTTGACCGCGCCGGCCGCGACCACGCGGGAGAACAGGACCTTGGCCCCGCTCGCCAGGTAGTAGAGGATGTGGTTGACGACCGGATAGGCCGCGGCCTCCAGGCCCACGTGCCGCTCCACGTCCGCGGGGGACGTCAGCTCGACGTAGCCTTCGTTCTCGTCCTCCTGCGTGGGGCCGCGCCGGGCGATGCCCTGGAGCGCGAGGATCATGCCGCCCTCCTGCCACGGCACGTAGGTCAGGTCGATCTCGTTCATCTGCAACGTCATGGATCCCTCCTTACGGCGTTCCGTCCAGCCGCTCCAGCGCGCCGAACTCATCATATTTGAGCTTGTCGTAGATTGCAAGGCTGACGTTCTGGATGACCTGACCCCAGGACACGTGCGTGCCCCACACCAGCGGCACGTTGCGGTAGCACACCACGCAGGCGAGCGCGTTCGCCTTCGCCTCCGTGGCCTCCCACTTGTACGTCGGGGTGTCCCGATAGTAGGGCACTTCCTCGCCGCACAGGACCAGCGCCGCGTCCAGGGCCAGGTTGAGCAGCTTCTGTTCCAGGTCGAACGGCGGGTGCTCGTCGCGGTAGCCGACGATCCACTCCACGAGCACGTCAAACGGCTGCGGGTTCTGCAGCGTGAAGGTCTTGACCTGCGGGCTTTCGGTCCCGTACTTCTGCGCGATCGTGGCGGCCGGCGGCAGCCGGCCCACCTCCGAGTCGCGCACGTCGGACAGGCGGCCGAGCAGGCACGGCGTCTTCGCCCCGGCCGGAAAGACCGGGTCCGTGACGAAGTGGAAGCGGGCCAGCGTGCCGGCCCCGAACAGCCCGGTCGTCAGCCTGCCGGCCTCCTGCGCGAACAGCTCGTAGAGCCAGTTGACGGTGCGGGGGTCGATGAAGCCGGTGTCCTCCAGCGTCGTCGGGTTGACGAGGTTCGCCTTGGCGTAGTGCTGTCCGGTGTACGCCATCAGACGTCCCTCGTCGTCACGTTGAACCGCCGGCCCAACGTCGCCCGCAGTCGCTTCGCCACTGCCCGCCGGTAGAGCCTGTTCGCGTCCGCGGCGAGGCGGACGCTCCGCGCGATCGGCCGGAGCCACGGTCGGGCGGGCGGATGCCCTGGAACCGTCTTGCTGCCTTCCTCGTGGATCGCCCCCAGGTTGGCGATGGTCCCTTTGTAGCGCGGGTGCGGGGCGGTGCGCAGGATGCCGGAGAACACGGCCTTGGGGTTGACGCGCCGGTGCGTGATGGCCGCCTTGAAGTCGCCTTCGTCAATGAGCGCCTTGGTGCTGTGCTTGTAAGCGATGGTGATGTCGGCCAGCGGCTTGAAGGGCTGGCCGCCCGGGGCCTGGCTGACGATGCCCCGCTTGAGCTCCCGCGCGTAGAACATCCCCACCTGCGTCAGCGCCCGGCCGGCCGCCTTCTCGACGTCGCCGGCCGCGCGCGCCAGGGCGTCCAGCGCCTGCTTCACGTTGCGGCTCGTGGCCCGCGCATAGGTCGCCATCGTCAGTCCTCCGGCGCGTCCCAGGTGAAGCGGTAGTCGAGCCGCTGGAGCGCGTGCCCCTCGTGGTAGGCCGACTCGTCGCGGACCTCGACGATCTCGGCCGCGAAGGCGCGGCCGTCCACGGTCTGAATCTGATCGCCCTTCTTGAACGCGTACGGGACCGGCTTCTCCAGGTACACGTAGCCGTCCACCCGGTCGCCGTCGCCGATCCGCTTCGGGTCCTGGCGGTCCTGCGTCGCCGCGTGGACCTGCCCCCAGACGGTGCGGCTCGTGCCCGGGAGCGGCCCCTTGCGGCGCTTGAACGTCTGGTCCCAGTTGCCGGCCGAGACGTTCACGGACAGGATGACGAGCTGGACGAAGTGGATCAGCATCGGCCGCCTCACAGGGGGCGGTAGGGCCGGAGCGTCCGCCTGGCCCACGTCTCGAGGTGCTGCGCCTCCCGCACCACGGACGACAGGTAGGTCGAGGCGCTCTCGTCCCGCGTGTAGCCGTGGCGGTCCGCGTGCTCCGACAGCAGGCCGGACGGCTCCGGGCTGCCCGTCACCTTGCCCCACGTGGCGAGGTAGGCGCGCAGGAGCACGAGGCGCTCGACGTCGGCGCGCAGGCGCCCGCAGTAGGTCAGGGTCGAGGCCGTCGGGATCGTCTGCCCCGGCGTGCCCCACTGGTCCAGGGTCAGCGTGTCGCCCGCGCTCGCCGCGGCCACGACGATCGACTGGTCGCGGGAGGCGTCGTACAGGACGTCGCCCGGCCCCACGGCGAAGGCGGCGGACAGCCTGAGCGACGTGGCCCCGGCCGCCGCTTCCGCCGCGGTCGTGACGGTCGTCCCGGCCTTGTCCGGCTGCCGGGCGCGGTCCGTTGACAGGCACGCCCACAGGGCGGTCACGTCCCAGATGCCCTCGATCTGGTCGCCGAGCGCCAGCCAGTGCTCGCCCGGACGGTGCGAATACTCCGTGCTGTCCCACGTGTCGGTCTCGTAGGCCGACGCGTCGTCCTCCCAGTAGACGTCCAGGACCTCCGCGATCGACACGGCGTAGGCTCCCATCCAGAGGCGGTCGCAGGGCTCCGTCAGGCGGATCCGCCGCTTGTATTGGCGGGGCAGCAGGTCCATGTCCAGCTCTTCGGCGAGGCGGGCCGTCTCGGCGACGGCGGCGGCGTAGAGCTCGTCGTACAGGGCCAGCGCGTAGGGAGACGAACCGAGGATCTGGAGCCGCCGTTCGAGCTGCGGAAGCGGCAGCCGGGAGAGGAAGGAGAACCGCGCGTATGCCTCTCCCACGTCGCCCCCTTACTTCGCGGCGGCCTCCGCCGGCTGGAACGTCCGATAGGACGCCCGGCGGATCTCACGCGCGGGCGGCGCGTCCAGGCGGGTGCATCCGGCCTGCACGAGCAGGTTGAAGTGGTCGCTGCCTTCGTCGGCCTCGCGCACGTCGCCCCGCTGGAGCTGCATGATCACCGCCCCCGTGAACGGGTGCCTGATCGTGACGGACGCGCGGTCGCACCGGAACCGGGCCACGGAAGGCGCCGCGGCGGGCGTCCCGGGCCTGACCGCGCCGCCCCCCGGCGGCCCGGACTCGGTGCGCCCCTGGCGCTGGTCTGCGGGGTCGGCCGCCGCTTCCGGCCGCCGCCCCTCCTGCTTCGCACGACGGATCTTGAGGTCTTCGGACATGGGACGCCCTCTCAGGTCGGCGGGTTATGGACGCTGCTTCAGGATGTTCGTGAGGATCACGACGTGCTGCGGATCCGCGATGCAGAAGTCCACGTGCTCGAACAGCACGAACTCCATGGAGTCGTTGTTTTTCTCATACTCAAACGAAAAGCGAATCTCGTCCGACTGGACGAAGACCAGCTGCTTGGGGTCGCAGAGCATCAGCGAGGAGCCCTGGTAGAGCTGCCCGTTGGCGTTGGCGGCCCGCCCCGGCGTGGTCGTGCCGGCCGTGATGCCGCCGCCGCTCCCGAGGGTCGCGTAGATGCTGTTCGCCACCGCGACGATCGCGATCGAGGTGGCCGCCCCGGTCGCGTTCGTGGTGATGAGCAGCCAGCCCTCCCAGTCCTGCGCCTTCGCCGCGTCGCCGTTGGCGACGAAGACCGCGTTGATGTCCGCGGCCAGGTCGGAGGGGTAGCGCAGCCCGTGGGTGAACGTCACGGTCCGGTTGCCGCCCGCGTTGATGTTGATCACCATCTTGTCGTTCGCGGCGGAAATCTGGAACGGCCCGGTCCGCATCGAACGGACCTGCGCCGGGGTCGCGATCTGCGTGGTGACGAGCGAGGAGCGAGGGATCGCGGAGACGTTGATCCAGGCCGCCTCGATCACGGAGCGGTCGATCGCCTTGCTCGGATCCGCGAAGTAGACCTCATGGAGCAGGTCGCCGCCGGTCTTGGCCGCGGCCAGGCGGATGAAGTCGCGCTTGATGGAGCGGTTGCCGATCCACCGGACGTCGTCGGTCATGGCCCAGTCGGGCATCTCGTCCAACGCGGACATGAGCAGGTCGGTCGTCAGGTACGCCCCGCCGGCGTCGACCACGCGGGCGCGGGAGCTGGCCTGGTTGAGCCAGCCGTTGGCGGACTTGAGCAGCAGGCCCATCGGGGTCGTGCTGGCCGCGTAGGTCGTGACGTCGCCCTGGAAGGCGAGCAGCTCCTTGTCCACGGCGGCGCGCTTCTTGATGCCTTCAAGGAAGGCCTGCTCCAGCGAGTCCTTGCCGATGGCCGCGGTGAACAGCGCGTCCATGGTGATGTGCCGGCGCACCCGGAGCTTCTTGCACGTGTACGTGACCTTGTCGTAGTTCGGGGTGCCCGTGCTCGACTCGGCCGTGGTCTCGGGCTCCGCGCCCGCGGTCGTGATCGGCTCGCCGAGGTGCTGGTTGGGCAGCTCCCCGCTCATGTTCGATCCGACCTCGTAGAAGGTCCCGAACTGCCCCAGGAACTTCGATTCCCCTCGGACGGCGTTGTACCACTCGCTCGCCTGCTCCGCCGGGATCACCGCCCCGTTGACGGAGAAGTCGGTCGAAAGCAGCGCCTTCTTGACCTCCCGGTCGAAGGTGCGCCGATCCTTCACCAGCTCCCTCAGATCCAGCCCCTTGAACATCGTCTTCATCGCGGCCTCCTCGCCTACATTGTCCTATTGGTCCGCGCCTTCCTTGGCCCGGAACACGTACCCTCCCCAACTCTCGAACGCCTTCTTCGGCGCCTCCGGCGGCTCCGCGGGCGGCTGCCCGCTGAGGTTGACGCTCTTGCGCACCTTGCCGACCTCCTCCTGCACGACGGCGGGCAACCTCGCCACCGCGTCGCCGACGTCCTTCAGCCGTCCTTCCAGCGCGGCGATCGAGGCCGCCAACGCCTTCACGCCGGCCTGCGTCTCGCCTTCCCCTTCGCCGGCCGCGAGCAGCTCGTTCGCCTTCGCCTGCAAGGCGGCGGCCACGGTCGCGACGGCCTCCTTGACGGCGTCCACGGTCTCGGCCGAGATCGCGATGCCGGACAGGGCGGCCGCCTGGTCCTTGCAGAACTTCGCCAGTTCGTCGGCGCTGACCGCCTTGCGGACCGGGCCGAGGGCGGCGGCCAGCTTCTGCGCCAGCGCGTCCACGTCCACGGTCGGCGGGGTCAGCGCGGCCAGCTCGGCCTTGATGACGGCGCGCAGCTTCTCCGCGTCGCCCTGTTGCACGGACTTCAGGAACGCCTTTATGTACCACCCCAACACCCGCGCCTTTTCCTGCGCGGGGATGGCGGTGACGGTCAGCTCGACCACCCGCTCCCACCCCGTGATCTCGCACCAGTGCTCGTCCGCCGTCGAGTGCACGACGAAGTCGCAGGCGATGGCGTGGATGGAGAAGCCGTCGATGAGGCCGTCCTGGATCTTCTTCTGGATGTCGGCGTCGAGGATCACGCACTTGACCCAGGCGGCGTTCAGCTCCTCGTCCACCTTGGACTCCAGCACCTTCCCGACCTCCTGGTTCGGGTCGTGGTTGTGCAGGACGGTCTTGCCGACGAGCATCTCCGTGAGCTGCTTCATGGCTTCCGCCGAGATCCGGTCGCCGTAGCTGTCCCGGTCCCCGTTCGAGGCGTAGCCCTCGATGTAGAACTTCTGGTCGGCCGGGTCGGCCCCGGCCTTCTTTATGCCGAAGCTGGCGTTGAACTTGTGATTCACGGTGTCACCCCCGCGCGTCTGGCCGGGGCGCTGGCGTCATCGTCGAGGATACCTGGGTCCGAACGGCATGTCAAGCGCCGTCGTCGTCGTCACTTTTCCTCCCACGGCGGCGTCTTCTCGAACTGGGCGTAGTGCTTCGCCAGGTGCGCCCGCACGCCGTCCAGGTCCGCGTCTGGTATGTCCGCGCCGCCCCGCGCCCCTTCGGCCGCCGCGGCCGCCGCGACGACGCCCGGCCACACGACCTTGAGCTCGCCGCCCTCGACCCGATGGTGAGGCAGCTTGTAGGCGTCGAAGCTTTCCTCGTCGCCCCCGTCGTACCAGGCGAAGCCCAGGCGATACTTCGCCCAGTCCACTTTGTCCCTGTCGCCGCTCCCGTCGCTGGAAGCCCACTGGCGCAGCCCTTCCGCCGCGGCCGCGCCGTCCCACGTGTCGGCGTCCGACTTCGGGGTCTCGTGCGCGGACACCGCGGTTTTGCTCGCGGTCCGCCGCGCCCCGTCGATCAGCGTCGCCCGCCTGGCCTCCGCCTCGGGCGGGTCGAAGACCTCGACGCAGTCGGGGCTGACGGACAGGGACGTGCCGACGGCCGCCCACAGGGCGGCTCCAGCGCATGTCGGCGGCCGGCACGACAGGGCCAGGACGTGCCGCGTCTTGGCTGCGGCCGTCACGGCCGCATGCCCGACGTACTCCGGATCCGCATCGTCCGGCTCCGGCGCGCAGCACAGGACGACGTGCGGGACCGCCGGCGACGGCACGGCCGACAGGGCGCGGACGTGGGGGGCGAGCACGACCGCGGCGGCCGCGGCCGGGCTGGTGACGACCGCGCCGAACGACTTCCGGCCGGCCTCGTGCGCGGCTTCAAAGCCGTCCCACGTCAGGCCCGCGATCTCCGTCCGTCCCGCCGTCAGCTCCACCAGCGGGGCCCGACAGCCCAACGCGCGCAAGGCCGACACGCCGTGCGACTTCGGCGGATCCCGGTGCGTGAGCACGATCACGGCCAGGGCCCTCACGTCGCCGTCGAGGTGGCGCTGGACCTGCGCCTCCACGTCCGGCCCCGGATCGACCAGCGCCGCGCCGCCCGGCCCGTCCACCAGCAGGGCGAACGACAACCCCCGCGGCCGGGGCGTCTGCCGCACGTCCATCCCCAGGACCGTCACGCGGAACGCCTCGCCGGGCGGCTCCGCCGCCTCCACCGGCGGCCCCGCGAACAGCCGCTTCACCCGCTGCCACAGCGTCTCCTTCATCGCCTTGCCCTCCTTCGGAAACCCGATCACGAGCCGGATCGACGGCTCGCCGTCCCGCTCCTCGATCGTCTTTGTCCGGTAGTCAAACGCCTCGTCGTCGGGGTCGTACTGCCGCCAGCGCAGCCAGCCCTCCGTCTCGTCCAGGCCGTCCGCCCAGTAGTCGTGCTCGGCGAGCCACTTCCGCGCGCCCTCCGCGGTCCAGAACGCCGTCGCCGTCAGCACGCTCTGCGTGTGCTGCCTGCCTTCTTCCGCCTTGCGGCCCACCGTCGGCATCAGGCTTCCTCCTCCGCCTCGTCGTAGGTGACGACCAGGCCGACCGCGGCGTCGTCCGTCTCGACGCGCAGCGCGACCGCCCACGTCTCGCCCGCGGCGCGCCTGAGCGGAACGTCGTTGGCGGCGTAGAGCCGCTCCAGTCCGGCTATCCTTTCTTCTTCCGCCATAGCTTGATTCGCCTCTCCATCGTCCACTGCGCGAACGGCGAGGCCGTGCCCCGCCCGGCGTCCGCGTCGCCGCCCGCGATCCCGAGCAGCCTACCTACCCTGACGTCGCCGGTCAGTCGCAGCTTGCCGAGCTGGGCCGACCCGACCAGCTCGCCGACGTGCGCCCGGAACGCGGCCAGGTCCAGCGGATCCAGCGTCCAGTCCTTCAGCGCGGCCAGCGTGGCGGGGCGCAGGCCGTTGGCGCTGTACGTCAGCGCGGCCGGTACACCGAGCGCGTCCGCGGCGGCGGCCAGTTGGCCGGCCGCCCGCGCCACGAGGGCGGCCGGCAGTTCCACGGCTTCGTCCACGCGGAGGGCGGCGACGAACTCGGAGAAGTGCGCGGTCAGGGTGGCCGCCGTCTGGCGACCCGCCCGCCACGTGCTCCCGACCCCGACCGCGCCGCGGGTCACGTCCCACACCGGGGGCGAGGCCTGCACGACGTCGGCGACGGCCGCGGAAGGCAGCACCGGCGCCATCGCCTGCGTGCCGGTCAGGTCGGCGACCGCGTCCGGCGCGCCCAGGCCTTCGTCGCCCAACACGTCAGCCAGGGCGCGGTCGTCC